CCAGTTAAATAAACATCCTGAGCACCATAAGCTACTAGTTGAAGAAGACCACCACCCATTTACGCTATATTCTTTATACTATTAGTGGAGAAAAAAAAAGTGTAATATTACACAAAAGACATTACATTATTATTGTTATAATATATTGAAAAATAATACACATATTTTAATAATTTAGTTGGAATAAGCAAGACCACCCATACCAGATAATATGCGGAGAACGTTATAGTTTACAGCATATATATTGATACCACTGTAATCAGCATCTAGTCCTCCTCCTGATCTGGCTAAGTTCACTTGTTTTTTAGAAACGGTATTAACCATGAGGGTTGCGGTATCAATACGAGACATATTGAGGGTGCCACTTGGTTGATGATCTTCGGGTTTAAGAGCAAATGAATAAACATTGATACCTTGATTGTCAGATACATTGGTATGATGTTGATAAGGTTGTACTAAATTGAAATAAGAACCTTTGCGGATTGCGAAACGGTCATTGCCATTTAATTGTAAAATCGCATCTTCGAATGGATTTTTAGCAAGATAGGGTGTTCGAACACCAATATCATTGGCTGGGTCCATGTCAGTATAATCATACCATCTTATATTACGATTAGTAGGGTTTTTTAATTTAGCAACCCATACTAATTCTTTACATGGGTGATTAAAGTTGAGTTTGACACGGGTGCTTCCAGTTCCTAGTGTTTCAGTGCCGGTGAATTGTAATTGTTCAATTAAATATTCGTGAGATAATTGAGCAAAACGTCTGCGCTCATCAGTATCAAGGAATATGTAATCAACCCATAATGATATATCTTTAAGATCGAGAACATTTGCCGCCTGCGTTGGTCCTTGCGCGCCAGCATTGGTAACAGAACAATTGTGTTTAGTATCAAATTCAATCTTTACTTTAACTTCGTGATATTGAAGGGCAATTAATGGAAGCGCTAAACCTACATTGCGACAGAACCAGAATTCTAAGGGAACATATAAAGTAGTTGAATTAGCAGATGTTTCTGTCGCATCCGCCCCAACCATTTTATCATAAGCGTGGCGTTTTCCAAGAGGTAAAGATAATTCGTTCCAAATATACATCCAATCCGAATAGTGTTTATCTATTTGTTGACCACCAATTTCAATAACAACAGATTTTAATAAGCGAAGACCTAAATAGTTAACATATTTATCATTACTACCGTTAGCTATCGCCGGTACTTCTACTTGGAGATACATGCGGTTGATTAAATCACCGTTACGGGATATTTGACAATTTACTGTGTTCCCATATCCCGGGTTTCCATTGAAGGTTTGTTGGATAGCTTCAATAGCGAAGTTAGTATGACGACGATATACAACTTTGAAAAAGGTAATTTGAGGATTACCGGTTAAATAAACATCCTGAGCACCATAAGCTACTAGTTGAAGAAGACCACCACCCATTTACGCTATATTCTTTATACTATTAGTGGAGAAAAAAATATAAATTACTATGCGATTAATTTTCTAATATAATACATATAAAACTTTATTTTAATAATTTTATTATAAACGATGTTTAAAGAAAAATCATCAAAAAAAAAAATAAATACTGATACAAATGAAACTTATACTCTTGATGCTATGCATAACAATATGATAAAAAATTTCGAGAATACTGACAAAGAATTATCTTATTACAATAATTTATTAAATAAATATGAATTAAGTTCTAATATTATATTTAACGAACTAAATAAAGAAACCAATAAAGATACTATAAATATATTATGGAGTAGTAATATTAATTTACGTGAAAAAATTATTGATACAAAAAATAAAATTAAAGAACTTAATAATAATTATGATGAAATAGAATATTATAAAAATACAAGTTATATTTTATTTCAATATTATGATACTGTTGATAAACAGTCACATATTAATAATGCACTTATTGGAAATAACAATATTATTAAGTCATCTGTTGATTTACCAATTAAACAAAGTAGAAATGTGTACAAAAGCGAATCTAAAAAGAAAAAAGCTATTTTATTGCACAATACTATAAATGTATTGGATGCTTTAAATAATATTAATAATAACACCAATCGTGAAGATAATAATACTTCTACATCTAATATAGAAAATAATGATATCACAAGTAAAAATATAAACAATGAAGTAACATTTGAAGATAAAAGTACATTAGTTGATAAGTATATGTCTATTATAAATAAAAAATACGTTAGAAATGTTGAAGATGACAATATTGAAATATGTAAGGAGTGCAAAAGTCAAATGATTTGTCTACAACAAGATGCAATAATGATATGTAATACTTGTGGTTATCAAGAGTTATTATTGGTAGAACAAAATAGACCTATACTTAAACAAAATACTAAGGATACATCGCATTTTTGCTATAAGAGAATTAATCATTTTAGAGAATGGTGTAATCAAGTGCAAGGTAAAGAAAGTACCGATATACCCGATGAAGTATTTGTGAAAATATTAGCGGAAATTAAAAAAGAAAAAATAGTTGACCTCAAAACTATTACTTATACTAAAATGAGAGATATTCTTAAAAGATTACGTATAAATAAATATTATGAACATATTAATTATATTATAAACAGAATTAATGGTATACCTACACCACAATTTAGCCCCGAATTAGAAGAAAAACTTTGCAGCATGTTTAGAAGTATTCAAGCACCTTTCTTGAAACATTGTCCAAAAGATAGAAAAAACTTTTTATCATACAGCTACGTTCTTTATAAGTTTTTTCAAATATTGGGTCTAGACGAATATCTCAAATACTTTCCTTTATTAAAAAGTAGAGAAAAGCTTTATGTTCAAGACCAAATATGGAAAAAAATATGTATAGATTTAAATTATGAAATTATACCTTCATTATAGTACTCTTTAAAATCCTATTGGAAATCCTACCAAACTAAATCCAGTGCCTAATCCAACACCTTGTCTCGCACTTTGTGATATTACCGGTGATAGCAAATCTAATATTGAGAATGTGCATGCTGCTGTTAAGGCCAATAGCCATATTTCATTCCATTCTAATTTATTTTTTGGCAATATAATTGCTATGAATGCAACAACCAAACCTTCAAATAAATATTTCATTAGTCGGGATCCAGCCTCCGAATAATCAAATTTATAGTTCATTGTTTAATATTATTTTATATTTTTTTTAAAAAAATATATAAGATTATATTTATATAAAATATTATAAGAATTATGACAACATTAACAGATAAAAAAATTGAATTAGTAGATCCAAGAGTTGAGGATCATTTAGACGAAGATAAGCCAATTAGAGGTCAAAAGTATGTTCTTTTATCATTTGTAAGTCCCGAAGATGTTATTATCAATAAAGAAGCACTATTTTTTAGTAAATTTATTGAAAGCTTTTCCACAAATGTTAAAGAAATATTTGGTTCTATTAAAGAAAAATATCCTGAAACAAAAGATGTAATTGATAGCATTTGTGATAATCACAAATATATCTTTGACGCAAAAGAATTGGACGAACAATATAAGTTCTTTAAATCTGTAAAAGGGCAGGAACTTGAAGCCAAATATAATGCAGATAATAAAGGTGTCACATCAATTCGTGGTGTAAAAGTACGCGGTTGCTTTGAAACTATTGAAGAGGCTAAAACACGTAGCGAATTCTTAAAAAAATTAGGTGATAAATTTCATATTTATGTTGGAGAAGTAGGGTGCTGGTGCGCGTGGGCACCTGACCCCGAATTTATCAAGGATGTAGAATATTCAAATACTCAACTAAACACTTTAATGAAAGAATATAAACAAAACATGGATGATAAAGATAAAGTTTTTGAAAGTCGCAAAAATAGTATTGTCGCCGCATCACAGCAACCTGTAGGTGCTGAGACATCTTCGTCGCAAACACCTAGCGATGCACTAAATGATGAAATTACCGATGATACAAATGTTGAACTTACAAGCATCAAAGAAAGCATTGAAAATGTTGATGTATGGAGTGAGCGCAAACAAGAATAAAATTAAATAATTCTTTTATTTAGAGTTTATCATTAAATAATGAAAGCAATAGCTATATTTATATTATTTATAGGTTGCTTACTAATAGTGCAGGGTTATCATAATAACAAAAAAATATGTAAAAAAGATAAAGTAATTGTAAAATATGTACCTAGATCTATTTATGAAGATCAAATGAAACCAGCTGAAAGTCTACAAACATTTTATAAAGGAATGTTTGATGATATTATGTTGCCACGATAAAATATTTATTTTTATCCTCAATATTATTAAATGGAAATATTAAGAAGTATTGAAAAAAATATAATCGATATAACTAATGCAAATAATGATATAGATACTGATATGTTAAAAAAAAATATTAAATTGTATTTTAAAAAAATAGCTGATAAAGAAAATATTAATAATATAAAAAAAGATAAATATTATGAGGAATATGAAAACAAAAGAGTAGAGCAACATATCAATTATGATAATTATTTACGCGAAAAAGCTGAATTAATGGAAAATTTTAAAAATAATAAAACAAAAACCGCTTTACATAATTATTTAAAATTAAAAACACCTAAATATAATAATTTAACACTATATTCTTATTTAGATGTTAAAATAGCAGAAGAAAAACCTATCGTAAAACAAGAAGATAAGCCTATCGTAAAACAAGAAGAGAAGCCTGACATAAAACAAGAAGAGAAGCCTGTCATAAAACAAGTTGATAAATGTACACCAGCTAAAATAGCAGAATGTGAGAAAAAAGGTAAGAAATGTAATCCAAGTTCAGGTAGATGTGTTAAAGACGACAAACCTGCTGTTAAGGAAGATAAAGTAGAAGACAAACCTGCTGTTAAGGAAGATAAAGTAGAAGACAAACCTGCTGTTAAGGAAGATAAAGTAGAAGACAAACCTGCTGTTAAGGAAGATAAATGTACAGAAGCTAAAAAAGCAGAATGTGAGAAAAAAGATAAAAAATGTAACCCTGATTCTGGTAGATGTATTAAAAAATAAATATAAAGAATATTAATAGACTATGAGAAGAATATTCTATATAAATTGGTATAGTTTTTTTATAGCATTTATACTTGGTATCTTTTATATACATATTATTACAAAAAATAGAAAACATATAACATTCGATGATATTAGTAAAAATATATATATGGATGAACATAATGATTGTTATAATTTTGATGTAATTAATGTAAAATGTTTTGATAATATTGATTATCCAGTACCATTTATTTAAAATAATTTATAATATTAGTCAATATGCAAAAATCCAAATTAAATTATATTGTTGAAAAATTATTTTATGATAATACTGGACAAATAATAGTAAGTGCAATATTTGGTTTATCTATTGCAATATTTTTATTTTATATACCAGTTAAAATAGTCGATAATGTTTTTAAATATAATAATAAGTGTTATATACTTAATAAAAATAAAGTAGAATGTACGGATAATTCAATAACTTTATAATTGCGTTATAATACTACTTTTCTTAATATAATATATCATTAGAGATCAATGTCAACGCCTACATCAACTTTAAATGGTAATACTAAGAATACCGATAATAACGATATTAATGACCCTATTGTTCAAGATGTGTTGAATGAGTTTCGCGACGAATATAGTTATAAAAATAAAAATACAAATAGTAGTATGATCCCTGATTATAAAGATGAAGTTATAGAATATCCACCGGATGATAATTATCCACCTCATCCTCCACAAAATAGAAGACCAGAATATAATGTATCTGATATATATCCACCATCACAATATCACAAAAACAATTCAATAACAAACATTGATATGGAATTAGTAAAAAAGAGTTTAATGATTGTTATTATTGTATTATTAATACATAATACTAGTTTGATTTCAACATTTTATGATAAAATGCCTGAATATTTACATGAAAATTTAAACTCATATGATATTCTAATTAAAGCACTTTCATTATTTATAATATTATATGTGTTATCTCTATTTAATTACATTTAATATTTATAAGAATAGTTAATTATTTGGTCACTGCTTTTTTTTAGAGATGCACTATTAAAATATTTATAAACAAAAAATACACCTATAAAAAATGTTAAAAATATGGTAAATATTGTTGTGCCAAATAATATAGTATATGATGTTAAATCATATTTTTTTTTATTCATAACAACTAATGATATTATGATTACAGTATATAGTATAATAATTATTGAGTATATAATTATAAATAAGTACATATTTTCACCAGTATTATATCCCCATAGTAATGCTATTACTACAACTACACTCAATATAGAGTATCCAAATAAAGTAAATGTTTCTTTTATAACTTCATCGTTTTGATTTTGCGATACAAATTTTTCATTTGCCATTATAATTATCTAATAATTCAAGAGATAATTTTAATTATTTATTGGTTCATATTGTAAGCTTCCGTAATAACTATTATAATAATCATATCCACTAACATGTAAATCGTCATCATTTAATCCTTGTGATTTATATAATGGTCTTGCATCTTTATGTTCAAATGTTAAATCACCTATTTCATTATTATAAATACTATCATCAATTACATTATTTTGTGCTAAAAAAAGGTCATGTTCTGTTATATATGGTTTAAAACCTTCATCGTCTATATTATTTATTTCTTTTGAAACTACACTAATTTTTTCGGGATTTTCTAATTTACACCTATTATCTTTTTCATCGCATTTTTTTGTTGCTTCTTTTGCTGCTTCTTTTTGCATTTCATCAAGTTTTATTATGTTTTTTTCTTTTAATTCTGCATTATAAATTCTAAAATATACGATTAAAAGAGCGAGTGTTATTACAAATCCGGTTATATTATCTACAACAATTAATATTAATATACATAATACAGCCAAATAAAATTGCATAAATGCATCTTTATACATTTTTTTAAAAGGGATATCGTGAACAAGCATTACAGCAAATAATATTACAACAGCTAATATTCTAAATGAATTAACAATCATTTGTATTTTTTTATGTATTCTATTATAATTCATATAAAAAAATGATATCATTATATTTATGTATATTGGTTAAACAATGTTATCTATTAATGGATATAGTCTCCTAAAAAAATCTTTAAAAGATGGTGAATTAATTAAAATAAAAGAGGAACTCACTATGAAACCAAGAGTTAATTTTGAATTAACAGCAAAAAAAGATGGTGACAACACATTTATTTTGTATAGAGAAACCGAAAATAGAATATATATTCCAAGATATTACGGATTATGTAATTATGGATTACCCAAAGTATCTAAAATTACAGGTGGAGAGGATATTAATGTAGAATTTAATGGTAAATTAAGAGAATATCAACTAGAACCTGTTAATAAATTTTTGGAAGCAGCTAAAAATCCTCTTAAAATGGGTGGTATTATATCTGTACCATGTGGATTTGGAAAAACTATTATGGGGCTCTATATAGCATGTCAACTTAAAAAGAAAACTATGTTTATAAGTCACAAAGACTTTCTTAATCAACAATTTATAGATACTGTAAAAACATTTTCACCAAATGCAAATATTGGCATTATTAAGCAAAGTAAAGTAGATGTTGTAAATAAGGATTTTATTATCGCTTCTCTTCAATCATTATCAATGAGAGAATATGATATTAATATATTCAATGATATTGGATTTATTATTATTGACGAAGTTCATCATACAGGGGCACAAGTATTTTGTCGCGCATTCAAAAAACTACATAGTCCTATTATATTAGGTCTTTCAGCTACTCTCAATCGCAAAGATGGTATGCGCAAGGTATTTGAATACTATATTGGTGGTTCGGTATATACTATGAAGAAAAAAGAGTTTATCGAAGTTGAAGTACAAATACACAAATATTATGAACCCAATATTGAATATTCGGCTGTAAAACAATTGTGGAATGGTAAAGAAAATATAGCTGCTATGATTAATAACATATGTGCATTTAAACCACGTACATACTATATTATTAGTGTTTTAGAAAGTATTATTAAAAAAGATCCTGAAAGACGTATATTGATATTAAGCGAACGTAGAAATTTACTGAAAGATATTGAAACACTAATTATTGAAAAAAATATTCTTAATAAGGACTACGGATATTATGTAGGAGGGATGAAACAATGTGATTTAAATAAATCAGCAGAAAAACAAATTATTCTTGCAACTTATCAATTGGCTTCTGAGGGATTTAATGTACCTTCACTAAATACATTAATATTTGCTTCTCCTATATCAGATATTCAACAATCTATTGGTCGTATTCTCAGGGAACGTCCAGAAGATAGAAAATATATTCCACTTTGTATTGATATACTTGATGAATTCTCCGTATTCAAAAGAAAAGGTTATACACGTACAAGATTTTATAATACAAATAAGTATAATATTTCTTATTACCAAGATAATGAATTAATACAATTTAGTAATACATATTCTGATGATAATGATAATTCAAGTAATACAGGGGATACAAAAAATAAACTTAAATTCATTGAAGATGACGAATAAAATATTATTTTAATATAGTAATATGAGAGATAACGAAATCTATTATATAGAAATCATATGTATTATATTTTTGATAGTTTTTGCATTTTTACTATTTTTCAATATGTCTAAAAATACATTACGAGAAAAAGAAGAGACTATAATATCCAAACCTGTATCTATACCGGTAAAAATAGATCATAATAATGTAAAAGTAAGATGTCCTCCTAAATTGGTAAATTTATATAATCAGAATATTCCACCAATGCCTAATAAAAATGATTTAGATGTAATAAATAAAAATACTTTTAATATGTATAGCTCTAATAAAGATATTGATAATGCAAATTTCAATAAAGAAATAATTACACAGGATACTATAAAAACACCAGAACAACGTGTTTTTACACCTGAATTAGAAAAAATATATACAGACGATTTAGTTGAGAATACTAATCCAAAATTTGATTATAATCAAATATATAATTATTCGTTGAGACCTAATAAAGGTGATTTACCAATAGCTAATGTACCACTATGTGCCCTAAAAGATAACCATAAATCTTTTAAATTATCCGATAGAATGATAATGGTTTAAAAAATGAGTAAAGTGAGTACATAATTTTACTTTTCTAATGATTTTATAAACTTTTAATAATTTTAACTTTTTAGAGAATTATGTACTCATTTTACTCTCGTTACTCTCGTTACTCTCGTTACTCTTTTTAATATCTGATATATTTATGACATATTTAATTGTTGATTTAAAATTATCTAGAAAATTAGGGTAATATGTGTATTTTACATTATGTTTCTTACATACTTTCATAACCGTATCTTGTATATATGGATACCATGCACTAGACATACGAGGAAATAAATGATGTTCTATTTGATAATTGAGACCTCCACATAAATATCCAATATATTTTCCACCATATGTTGAAGTAGTTTCTACTTGCGATTTATACCAATCTTTTTTACTTGGGAATCTTTCAACATTTTCAAAATTATGCGATAATGAAAAAGGTATAGCAAGCGTTAAAGATGCTACAACAGATGTATATAATATATATATAATAGCCAGTGCAGCATCATAATGTTTAAATTGTGAAAAACATTTTAAATATAAATATATCAATCTTAATATCATAGATATATCTTTTTTACTTTGAATAAATCTATTATTAAAGTTTATTTCAGAATATTTATTAACAGAATAATGTAATCCTGTAAGTATTTCAAATGAAAATATTGAAGATAACCAATATAATGAAAACATCGGTATCATATATAAATATTGGTATTTTGTAATATATTTGCGTTTTGGTGAATCATAATCATAATTATGGAAAATAAAATATGGATCCATGCTTTTTGTATCAGGATCTCTTTTATTATCATTTGTAAAAGCATGATGAGTCCAATGCTGTTGTAGCCATAAATACTTATTACCACCAATCAAATCTGCACCATGACCTAATATATCATTCCAAAAAGGCATCTTTGTTATAGCACCATGATTTGCATCATGTTGGACATTTAATCCGATTAGCGCTTCTGCTATTCCAAGTAATGTACATACTATAAAATTACCTCCATATACTACATAATAATACATTAAAGCAAAATAATTAATACAATATATAATGGCTCTTATTTTGAAACCAGGTGTAGCATATATTTTATTAGGTGGAATAATTTTATTAACTTCCTTTTTTAATTCTTTTTCAAAATTAGAACCAAAAGTATATTCTTTGTTATAATTGATTAGTTTACCTACAATTGGAGCTACATTCACTATATTATTACTATGATTGGGATGTATCATTCTATATTGAACAGATACATCATTACCTCCAAATAATTTTATTTGTTCTCCACCTGGATGTTTCCACCCATCAAGTGAATATACAATCCCATCAATTGCTATAACATTGTCTGGTAAATCACTTTCATTATTATAAATTTCATATTTCATTATTTAAAGAATATATACTATAAAATAGTAAATGTTTAAATATTATATAATTTTAACATTATTATCATTAGTAGGTGCTTTTTCGCAGTTTAATAATATAGTTTTAATGCCCAAATATAATATCAAGAATTCTATAATAAATAATAAAGCGAGTAATTTACAACCACTCAATAACTCAATCGTAAAATATAAATTAAATGAGTTTAAAAATAATAGATTAAAAGCAAGTAATATTGTTAATTATACAATAGCTAAATATTACTTGCCTTTTCTATCCACATATAGAAAATGGAATGAAACTTGCAAGGATAGTAATACTACTTTATAGATTTTTTAATGGAATTTTTCTGTGAATTCATTTACTTTTATAATTTTTTTTCTTAATTTATTTGCTTTCATTATTAATGCGTTATCAGAATCTGTTTTTAGTTTATCACTTTTATAGCATATTTCAACACCTTTATTAATTTGATGAATTCTATCTTCAACATAACTAGATATAAATACATTATCTGTTAATAAATCTCGCAATTTATTTGGTTTAGTTATGATATTAGAAACGTCAGTAATATTTTTATCTTTATTAACCTTATAATTTCTACCAAATGGATATGTTACTATTTTTATTAGATATCCTAGTAATGGCAATGGTATATTCTCAGCAATATCGTATATATTTTTTTGAATATTATATGAATAATCATTAATTGAATAATCAAGTAGTTTATCAATATCTTGAATATCTTTATGTTTTTTGTAATACCATAAACAAGCATATGACATATAGATGTCCGATAATATATCAGCATATCTTCCTGATATATATTCAGCTGTCTTGATTTTACCACCCATTAACAATGCAATATTTGCTGAAAAAGCAAAATTGACAACATGACGTTTTAATTGTAATTCATGATAATCTGCTATATTATTTTTTTTGTGAAATCTTAGATATATTCCATAATAAAGAGAACTCCCAAGATTACTTAATGTATGTTTTAATATGTTAATAAAATTTTTATGAAATTTATCTTTATCATTTGTTTCTATACTTGTTATAGTATCTAGTAGATATGGATGCGAACGATTTAATCCTTGTCCAAATATTATCAAAGAGCGTGTCAATGTATTTGAACCTTCAACTGTTATTGCTACAGGAGTGGCAACATAATTAGATGCTAAAAAATTCATAGGTCCTTTGCATATACCTGCACCTCCTAGAATATCCATACCATGATTTACAGATATACGACCATATTCAGTACATTTATATTTCATTATAGCAGATAATACTGGTGGTTTTTCACCATTCATAACAATTGCATTAAATAGATTTTGAGCAGCAATTAATTTATAATTATTTCCAGCTATAACTGCTAATTTTTCTTTTACACCTTCCATTTCGGCAATAGGAATATTAAATTGTTTTCTAATACGAGCATAGCCACCAACACCTAAGGAACAAAGCTTAGCAGTTGCTACTGACATTGCTGGCAATGATATTCCTCTACCTTCGCCAAGAGATTCCATTAACATATTCCAACCAATACCACAATTTTTTTCACCTCCAATTACACACGACATTGGAATAAATACATCATTACCTCTTATTGTACCATTCATAAAACCTATATTTAAAGGATTATGACGATTACCAATTTCTATTTCCGGATATTTATTTTTTTCAATTAAAGCCAAAGTTATTCCTTCTTTACCATCTACAAGTAATTTGTTTGGATCAACTACTTTAAATGCCAATCCAATTAATCCAGCAACTGGTGCTAATGTAATATATCTTTTAGAAAAAGTAATACGGATACCTAACACACCATTACGTTTTATAACATATCCTTCATCATACATAGAAGCAGCATCCGAACCTGAGTTTTCTGTTGTTAAACCAAAACAAGGTACATAGCTGCCATCAGCCAATTTAGGTAAATAATTATTTTTTTGATCATCTGTTCCATAATGATATAGTAGTTCACCCGGCCCTAATGAATTAGGTACCATTACACTTACAGCACCTGCAATATTTCTACTTGCTATTTTTTCAACTATCAAAGAATGTGCATGGGCACTAAATTCCATACCATTATATTTTTTGGGAATAACTAATCCCATAAACTTATTTTTCTTAATATAATTCCATGTTTCATTTGATAAATCTTGATTTTTTTCTATATAATTATTATCTATCATTTCACATAAAGTATTTGTTTCATTGTTTAAAAATTTTACCTCTTCATCTTTTAAAATAATATCATATCTATCAACAATTTTATTAAGTTCTAAGTTACCTTTAAATATATCTCCATCAATAGATACTGAACCTGAATTTAAAGCTGTTTTTTCAGTTGCAGATATTTTAGGCATTATTCTTTTAACAATATTGTAAGCATACCCTGATATTATTTTACTCATACTTTATCTAAATTATAATTAATTTTTTATATGAATTATCACATGTATTTTTAATTATTATCTTATTAGATTTATTTAATATAAAGTAATTTTCCTTATTTTTTAAAATAAATCTATTAATATAATCTACTAAATCACATTGTGTCTTGTTACTAATTTTAATGTTTAATTTTCTTAAAAATAAATTTAGTATGCTTTTATAACACAATGTATATAAATCATTAATATAAAATATACCAACTAATTTATTATTTTCACTTTTTATTTTATTAACTAAATTGCTAATAATTACATTATTAATTATATTATTTGTATCTTTAATATGTTCTGTTAAACTAAAAAAACCATCTATTTGGCTTTCATCTATGATATTACTATTATTTTTAAGACTACATATTACAGGGCGAATATTATCTCTAATTTTACCACGAACCGACCATTTAGGAGTACTATCAATCAAATATGGAATATTATTAATGTTAGCAAAATTAATGATATCCTTTTTCTTAATGTTCAACATTGGGCGCCAAAAATTAATATCGTCAATAATTTTCAATGTTTCCATTCCAGAAAGATTATCATAGCAGCTTTTATTTGTTATATTAGTAATAATATTTTCAAAACAATCATCCTTATTATGTCCAAGTAATACATAGATATCATCGTTTTCTTTTTGTAAATTATACATATCATATCTTATCTTTTTAGTGATTTCTTCATATATATCACGTAATCCATTATTAAGACAATTATCTCTTTTTATTTCATTAATAGTTCTATATACTAACTTAACACCTAAATAATCACAATAGTAATTAACAAAATCTAATTCATCTTGCGATTCCTTGCGATTATTATAATTAATATGAACAGCAACAAGATTATCTGTAATTTTACTAAGGATAAATAGAGCAACAATACTATCAACACCACCTGACAAAGAAACAACTATTTTTGAACTCGTATTAAGTTTAAAATATTCCTGATATATAGTATTATATAGTATGTTTTCTTGAATATTATATTCTTTATTGCTGATATCCAATGATTGCTTATCAAATATGTTTTTATTTAATGAATTCCATAACTTAGGTTGTAAATAGTAATTCAATGATTTCTTGTTAATATCTTTATAAATATTATTTAATGTTGCATAAATATATCTTTTACATTTTGCTTTATTACTATCATCGTCATTGTTGTACAATTTAATAAATATATTGATAATTTCATAAATTTTATCAATTATTTTTAAATGTCTATATGGTAAATATAAAAAACATAATTCATCATATGATAATATACTTGTATTATATATTGATAATATGTAGTTAGAGAATTTAGCTGCTTTTTCAGAATATTCATCTACATCAATATCATAACCCAATCTTTTATAATGTCTTGGTATTTGGTCTAATAAAATAACACTGGTAATCAATGTTTCTTTGCTATAAATCTCTTTATATTCATATATTTGTGTTGTGCTTTCAATATATTTTAAATATTTATTACATAAATAATTATCTGTTATTATATTTTTAGAAAACCAATAATCAGGATTGCTAAACCATTCGTGATAAAGATTATTCATTAATACATATATATTAATAAAATTAACGTTATATTATTTTTATTTAAAAAAATGATAGATACTATATTACAATATACTCATCATATTAATTTAATGCAAGGTATTATTAGTTTTTCAAACAGAATAGCTTTTAATATTAAAAGTAATGACCATAAAGATTTGATATTATCAGATTTATATAATAAATATAATATTAAAATTTTACAAAGACATCATCATAATCTTGATAGCAATAATGTTAATTTTATATTATCTAATCATATGCTCAATTTGAGATCAAATGGTAATAGATACTATCTTTATTTTACACTATA